TACATGACTATATGGGACTTCCTACCGTCGGTCAGGTAGGAGGTGGTGTAGGTGTTTCACACTCTGCTCTTTGGCTTCTCGCTTATAATCTCATCTGGAATGAGTGGTTTAGAGATGAGAATCTTCAAGACTCTGTGGTCGTAGATACGGATGACGCTGATTCTGATCCGGCGGACTACGTTCTTTTGAAAAGGGGAAAACGGCATGACTATTTCACTTCATGTCTGCCCTGGACACAAAAGGCTGCTCTGCCTATCACTCTTCCGCTTGGTACGCTCGCTCCAATAAAATATCAGAACATTGCAGGAAATCCGGCAACATTCGCAAATGCGAAGGTAGATGGTGCTGGAAATACTAATTTTACTGATGCAGCAACATATGCAGCTGCAGGTGGTGGCATGCCGATAAATTCGGAACATGCCCTCTATGCAGATCTTGGCGCTGCCACTGCAGCTACAATAAATCAACTTCGTACTTCCTTCCAGATCCAGAAACTTCTTGAGCGTGACGCTCGTGGTGGCACAAGGTACACGGAGATTGTACGCGCTCACTTTGGTGTGCAGTCTCCCGACGCTCGACTTCAGCGTCCGGAGTACCTGGGCGGAGGCTCTACTGTAATCAATATCAATCCCGTTGCACAGACTTCGGCAACAGGCCTGGATGGTGGATCAACGCCTGCAGGAAATCTCGCTGCTTTCGCTACTGCCCTTCATAACTCAAATGGCTTTACAGCCTCATTTACTGAACATGGTGTAATTATCGGTCTGGTATCTGTTCGGGCAGATCTTACATATCAGCAGGGTCTTGAGCGTATGTGGTCTCGCTCGACTCGCTATGACTTCTACTTCCCAGCGTTCGCTGCTCTTGGCGAACAGGCGGTGTTGAATAAGGAGATCTACTGTGATGGGTCTGCGACTGATGACGATGTGTTCGGCTATCAGGAAAGATGGGCTGAATATCGTTATAAGCCATCCAAGATCACTGGACTGTTTAGGTCTACTGCTGCGTCAAATATCGATGGTTGGCACTTGGCGCAGGAATTTGCTTCTCTTCCTGCGTTGGATGATACTTTCATCCAGGAAACGCCTCCGATGTCGAGGGTGCTTGCTGTCGGTGCAGGTGCTGCAGGTCAGCAGTTCATCTTCGATGGGTTCTTCTCAAACAAGGTCGCACGTCCGATGCCTCTCTACTCTGTCCCCGGTCTCATTGACCACTTCTAAAGGACGAATATGGGATTCGATTTTAATGACGTTATAGGTGGGACAGCGGGTGCTGGTCTTGACTTTGCCAGTACATGGTACGCAAATCGTCAAGCTGAAAAGCGTCAACATGAATCGCAAACATACGATCAGCAGATGTTTGCTACTCGCTATCAGACACAGGTCAAGGATCTCCAGGCTGCCGGATTAAATCCTATGTTGGCATACGGGCAGTCTCCTGGTGCTGGTGTACATACTACTGCTGCTCCTGTTCAAAAACCTAATGCTGTAGGCGCATTCAATGAAACTAGAATAGCTTCTGCAAATGAAGCGTTCATTCGTCAAAATACTCTAAAAGCAGAGGCCGAAAAAAATCTAGTAGACGTTCAAACTCTCTCTGCGATGGAGATGCCGGAGTTCATCCGGTCTCAAGTAATCGCTAATAAAAGTTCCGCGGAACAAAGCAGGGCTATGGTGGAACAAATTCGCGCTACTATTCCAAAAATTGAAACTGAAATATCAAAAATGGAAACTGAAATTGCTAAAGACAAATCTAATATAAAACTAAATGAATCTCTCATAAGAGCGAATCATGTATTAAACGGTCTGCGTCTTGCGGAACAATATCTTACTGGTGAAAAAATTAAAACTGAACGTCTCAATCAAAGGATCATGGATCCTAAAGCTAAAGCTGCTGGCGGTGTAACCGCCGAGCTCGGTCACGTTGCTGACAATATCGGAAAAATCGGCTCTGCTGCGTGGAAGTTTATCTTCCCCACGATCGCACCCGCACCTTAAGGGAGGGAAAATGGCTATATTCTTACGTGCGCCTCATAACTACGATACAAGGGAAGCTTCGATGGAAGCTGCTATTCATTGTCCTGGTGGAAGGACAATCCAGTCTCAAAAAAAGGATGCAGATATAAACGAGATCGTAAGACGGTTTGGTCTTACTGGAGAACTGCCTCACAGCGTTCGTACGCCTCAATATGGCGACTTCACAGGCGTAACTGACTACCAGACGGCACTCAATGCCGTAAAAGAGGCAGAAACGGCCTTTATGGAACTCCCTGCGCATATTCGCGCAAGGTTCAATCATGACCCACAGCAGCTCCTGGAATGGGCTGCAGATCCTAAAAACGCAAAAGAATTAAAAACTCTCGGTCTTAAAGAAACTAGTCAAGCTCCGGCGGAAGGCGACGCAGGCGGTACTCCGCCGAGTACTTCCGGCGGAACACCTGTTACCCCACAGGGGTAACGATAGCCCTATACATCACTTGATATAATAGGGCTAGGTGACACCAAAAAGGGGGTAAAAGCATGGAAACAATTCCTACCGATCCTGTCGCTTGGTTTGCTGCTCTCTGGACTATTGTCCAGGAAGTTCGTCACTTGATCACGGCTTGGCGAAAAAGAAGGGAGGTGAAGTAATGCGACCCCTAAAACGGAAATTCGAAAACAAACGTCATTCGGCAAAGAAATTCTCTCGGAATGCCGGCAAGACGAAAGCTGCAAATATTAATATGCATCCAATGCGTGGTGGATATAGGCTCTAATGCCTTGCTACTATCCGGTAAAAGCCTACCGGTGCGAGGATGGGAGTGTCGTGTTCATGGAAAGCAAGGGGGCTGTGGTCTCCGAGCTGCAGCTCCCTTGCGGAACATGTGACGGCTGTCGACTGGAAAGATCCAGGCAATGGGCCGTACGCTGTGTACACGAATCCCAAATGCACCAAGAAAACTGCTTTATAACTCTAACATACGACGACGATCATATTCCGCCTGGCGGAAATCTCCGGTACAAAGACTTTCAGAATTTCATGAAACGTCTCCGGAAAAAATATACAGGAAAAAAAATCAGATTCTTCATGTGCGGAGAATATGGAAATCTGCGAGAACGTCCGCATTATCACGCTTGTCTGTTTGGCATTGATTTCGGGGATAAGCTTTATCATAAGAGTACTGCAGCTGGCAGCAAGATCTACACATCTAACGCACTCTCAAGTTTATGGACTGATAAGGATGGCAGTCCTCTTGGGTTTTGTACTGTCGGCATCGTTAATTTTGATAGTGCTGGCTATGTTGCCAGATATGTAATGAAAAAACGACAAGGCAAAGACAATCGCGAAGGATACGAATACATCGACGAAAAAACAGGGGAGATAAAATACAAAGAAGCAGAATTCATACACATGTCATTAAAACCAGGTGTAGGTCACGGCTTCTACATAAAATACTTCTCTGACATATTCCCACGGGATACCGTGGTGATCAACGGTGTGGAAGTGAAAACACCAAAATATTACTATAAGAAATTAAAGCTTGACAATGAAGAAGTATTTGCTACAATAGCACAAAAAAGGACGGAAACCGGCGCCAAATACAGAAAAGACAATACGCCTGAAAGGCTAAAGGTCAAAGAAAAAGTTCAAAAGGCACGTACAAAAATGCTCCAAAGGGAGCTATCTTAAACTCGGAGGTGTCTCATGGTATACGTAATGGTAAGCGTAAGGGATGCAAAAACGGAAGCTTTCGGAAGGCCTTTCTTCGTACAGTCCGACGGTCAGGCTATTAGGTCATTCGATGATGAGGTCAACAGATCAGCAGAAGATAACATCATGCATCATCACCCAGAAGACTTTCAGCTATTCAAAATCGGAACATTCGACGACTCGACAGGTCGGGTCGATACTACAATTCCAAAGATGCTCATCGCTGCATCCGATGTCAAACAGATCAAACTTAAAAATATATCGGTGGTCAAATAAGAGGGGATAATTCCCCTCTTTTTTTTAAGGAGGAAAAAATGCACAGAAATAAAAGCGTAAATACTCATCAGTTCGCAATGATACCGAATTCGGAAATTCCTCGTTCGTCGTTCATGCGTCAATTCACGCACAAAACGACCTTCGATGCCGGATATCTCGTTCCTATCTATGTTGACGAGGTTCTTCCTGGTGACACATTCAATATGCAGTCTACGTTCTTCTGTCGCATGGCTACTCCGATTTATCCGATCATGGACAATCTACATCTCGACTCCTTCTTCTTCTTCGTCCCTAATCGGTTGCTCTGGACAAACTGGAAAAAGTTCATGGGTGAACAAACTGATCCAGGTGACTCAATATCGTATACCGTACCGGAAATGGACTCTCCGAATG